ACTCTGCTTGTTCCTATGATAAAAGAGTATATGGAGATAGGTGTAAAAAACGATGAACACCTAATTAAACTTGCCACAGTAATACAGAGGTTAGAAATTGCAGCCTCTAAGGGAGAAACAGGGGAATTCGATTTTTCTGAATTACAAGAATTATTAGAAGAGTCACAAGAGGTACAAGAAGAAGTTAAGGACGTAGAAGAGCCTACAGAAAAAGAAGATGAGCTATAGTTTAAATCTATTTCAAGGTTCTCATTTACCAGCAGGTAGAGAGAAACTCGAAGGAACATATGCAGCTAGAGTAGTACATGTTATCTTAGATGAAGATGATGATGGATATATAGAGTTTGGTAAAAACGATTCTATCGGAATGGTATTCTTCCTTCCTATAGGAGAAGAACTTAAAGAATCAGCTAAAAAAGAACCTACTAATCTGCCGTTCGCTAAACCACTAGACGGATCAACCAGAACCTACCCACTGTTAAACGAAATAGTATTAATTACTCAAGCTCCTAGCAGTATTCTTAGCGATAGAGATAAAGCTAACTACTATACTAGAGTTGTAGCTATATGGAACAATCCGAATCACAATGCATACCCAACTGGGGATACTGTAGATTTAGGGTTTGATATAGAAGAGCAAAGAGTATCTCCATTACAGCCTTTTTATGGTGATACAATAGTAGAAGGAAGACTAGGTCAAACTATAAGATTTAGTGGAGAAAAACACCCTGATAACATTTATACTGACGATAGTAATAAAAATAAACCATTTATTATTATTTCAAACGGACAAGTATTAGAAAAAGACGGTAATAACTTTACAGTAGAAAATGTAAACAAAGATGATTCGTCTATTTTTCTAACCTCTGATCATTTAGTACCTTTAGAGCAGTCTAGAACTAAATATAAAGCAGCCGATATAGAACCTGTAGATGCGGGTAAATATAAAGGCAAACAGATTATACTTAATAGCGGAAGACTTTATTTTAACAGCAAAGAAGAGGATATCTTATTCTCAGCTAAAGAATCATTCGGAGTTACTGCTAAAGATATAAACTTAGACGGTCAAGAATATATTGCTCTTGATGCTAAAAAAATACATTTAGGTGAAAAAGCAAGATTATATGAATCACAACCTGTTATTTTAGGAGATAGTCTTGAATACTTATTAGACGATTTATTTAACTCTTTAAATAGTTTAAGTAGAGCTATGGCTAAAGCACAAGCAGGTGGAAAACCGGTAACTTCATTAATGAAAGAAGCACCTAAATTAAGAGGTATAGTAAGACAGTTAAAAAGAAGGATTAATCCAAGTGGTAAATCTGAAATAAAATCTAAAAAAACATTTACTGAGTAATGCCACACGGACTATTAAAAGAATTTAAAAGTAATTTAGCAGGTATAGTAGCTGCAGCACTAGGAAGATTAGAGGCTTATGCTATAGTTTACGCTACTAGAAAGGTAAATGAAATTATAAATCGATTAAGAGAGCAATGCCCACCTCCTGCTGTATTAAACTTGCTATCAAAACAAGTGAATAATATTAGAAAAGTACTAAATAAAGTCGACAATAGGGTAGATAAGTTTGCTCAAATACCTAGAAAGTTAGATAAGCCTATAAAAGCAGGAAAAGTAGCAGTTCAAATACTATCCCACCTACCCGTACCATCAGCAATAGGTATACCACCAGGACCTGCTGGGGGTTTAATATTAGGAGTAAAAACAGGAAAGATACAAACTCTATCAAGTTTATTAGTTTGGACCAGAAAGATGGTTGAAGTATTAGAAGATGATCAAAAAGCAATTATACTATTAATTAAAGATAGTAATACTATTTTTGATCCTATAAAACAAAGATTAGATACTATTGATAGGCTTCTACAAAGATGTGCTGAGAACCCTGACTTATCAGCAGAAGATAGAGATAAGATACTTGAAGGATTGAACGTACCAAGGAAAGGTAATATTCAACCTACCTCATATAGAAGTCAAAATGGTAGAGTTTATAATATAGAGGTTATACAAGACGAAAACTCACCAGCAATAGCTCCTAAAAGGAAAGCTATAGCTAAAGACTTTAGGGGAATAGTAGTTTTAAGAGGAGAATCTTCTTTTGCTAGCGACCCTCAAGTACTAATTGACGAATTAAAATTAAGAATTGACAACCAACTTCCATAACTTAACTATTTATTAATATGAAAGCTAATGAACTTAGAAAACTTATAAGAGAAGAAGTAAAGAAAGCAGTTAAAGAAGAGTTACAAGATATGCTAAATGAAGCAGTAAAATTTGCTAGTACTCCTAATAAAACTGGTGTAGGTAATTCCTACAGGCCAATAACTCAAAAAGATATAAAGAGAACATGGTCTACTGGTCCTCTTAACCCTGGAACTATTCCTTTAGAGGAAATGCTGCAACAAACAGCTAAAACGATGAGCAATGAAGACTATCAGAACGTAGTTTCATCTGATTCATCTATGGTTAAGAAACCTAACTTTGCTAGCTCTATGGCTAATAATATGGGAATGACAGAAAGCTCAGGACCTAAAGCCGGTATTGACATCAGTAAACTTGACTTTGTAAAAAATGCAAAAGCAGTACTAGATGCATCTTTAGAAAAAGATAAACAGAAATTTGGTAAATTATAATAATGGCGTTCGAAATAAAAAAAATTAATCCTTTAGATTTAAAGCCTAGTAAGGGTGTAGGAGTAGCACTACCTTTTTCAGGTAGAGCAGTATTCAATACTACATACCAAACTAAAGATGCAGTAAAATCTAATTTAATTAATTATTTTTTAACCGGTAAAGGAGAACGCTATTTTAATCCTTCTTTTGGAGCCGGATTAAGAAATTTACTATTTAATAATATAAACGAATCAACTTTAGATGAAATCAGAACTAATATCTTAGATGATTTAGATAAGTTTTTTCCAAGAGTAGAGGTTACAAGTTTACAACTCATACCTGAACCAGATCAAAACCTAATTGTTTTTAGTATGAGATATGCAATAGCAGATTCAAATATATCTGATGAAGTCGTAATAAATTTTAACAAGTAATGGCACAAGAAAGAATAGTAAAATATATAAATAAAAACTTTGATGATTTTAGATCTCAACTTGTAGAATACGCTAAAAGTTATTTTCCTGATACGTATAATGATTTTGACTCTACATCACCTGGAATGATGTTCATAGAAATGGCTTCTTATGTAGGAGACGTTTTGTCTTTTTATCAAGATACACAGCTGCAGGAAACATTTTTAACATATGCTAAAGATCCAAAAAACTTATTTAACCTTGCTTATATGATGGGGTATACTCCAAAAGTTACAGGAGTATCTGAAGTAGAACTAACTATATCACAAACAGTAGCAGCCAATGGATCTTACCTTCCTACATGGAACGATGCTGCTGCAATACCAGCTAATTCAGTAGTAAAAGCATCTGATACCTCTGGCACTAGCTTTATTATACAAGATCCTATAGACTTTCAATTTAGCAGCTCATATAGTCCTACAGTAGTAGAAATAGCTACTTTAGATGGTTCTAATAATCCAGCTACTTTTAAGCTAACTAAAAGAGTAAAAGCATTTTCAGGAGAAATAAAAACAAAATCATTTTCAGTAAGTAATGCTGAAAAATTTAAAACATTAACTATATCTGACGATAATATAGTACAGGTATTAGAGATTACGGGAAGCACAACAGGAGATAGTTACTTTGAAGTACCTTTCTTAGGTCAAGATACTATTTTTGATGATGTAGCTAACGGAGGTTCTGACTCTGATTCAGTACCGTATGTATTATCATTGAAAAAAGCACCTAAAAGATTTGTAGCTAGATTTAGATCGAACGGTAACTTAGACTTACAGTTTGGAGCAGGAACATCTGATAGTGATGATTCTGTTATTTTACCCGATCCTACTAACGTTGGTAGTGGTACTAATCAAGGTATTAACAGAATAGATTATGCTTATGATCCTTCTAACTTTACTTTTAGTAAAGCATATGGGGTAGCTTTAAATGAAGGTGTAACAGTAAAATATATAAAAGGTGGAGGAGTAAGTGCAAATGTACCTGCAGGGACGATTACTAATAAAAATTCAATAACTCCTTCTAGGGGTACTTTAGCCTCGCTTTCAATAACTAATGAAAGACCTGCAGCAGGAGGTAGAGACGGAGACTCGGTAGAGGAGTTGAGAGAAAATGCTTTAAGGTCTTTTAATGAGCAAAGTAGAGCAGTAACTCTTCAAGATTACACAGTTAGAGCTTTATCGCTACCATCTAAGTTTGGTAGTATGGCTAAAGTATATGCTACTCAAGATGAATTAACCAATACTAATACTACTGACGCTATAGTTGATAATAATCCACTAGCACTATCCCTTTACGTTTTAGCTTATAATAACGATAAAAACTTAATCACAGCAACAGCTACTTTAAAGAGTAACTTAAAAACTTATTTAGCTGAATATATGATGATATCAGATAGTTTAAATATAAAAGATGCTTTTGTTGTAAATATCGGAATAAATTACGATATTATAGTAAGACCTAATTACGCAGGTCGAGATGTATTATTAAACTGTAACGTAGCATTACAGGATTATTTTAATATAGATAAAAGAAATATAAATCAAACTATTAATATATCAGAACTTTACCTTTTACTAGATAAAATAAAAGGAGTACAAACAGTTCAAAATATAGAAATAGTAAATAAAAACGGAGGTAATTATTCTCAATACGGATATGACATTAAAGGAGCTACTAGAAATAGTATAGTTTACCCTTCTTATGATCCATGTATTTTTGAGGTTAAGTTTCCTAACGCAGATATTAAAGGTAGAGTAATAACAAGATAAGATGGCAGTATATAAAATATTCCCCGAACAAGATACTTTTATCTTTACTCAAGTAGTAACCGCTAACGCTGGTTACGATGAGATATTAGAGATAGGTGGTTATAATATACAAAATATAGGACAGAGTTCTAGATCATTAATTCAATTTAAAACTAGTGAAATAACAAACACAGTTAATAGAACTATTGCTACAGGCTCATGGAGCGCTAGCCTTGATTTAAAATTAGCTTCAGGCTATGAAAATCCTGCTACTCAATCTATATATGTTTATCCTTTAGCTCAACAATGGGAAGGAGGAGTAGGTAAATTTGGAGACGAATTAGGAGCTTCTTTAACTACTTCAAGTGCTGATAAATCAGGATGTTCGTGGAGATATAGAAAAGCTGAAGAAACCGATGCTTGGACTTTATCTAGCTTTCCAGCAGGAGTAACAGGTTCTTATAACGCTACTTACCCCGGCGGTGGTAGTTGGTTTTCTGCTTCTAGTGGTACAAGTTTAGAAGCTACTCAAAGCTTTGGACTTAATGATCAATTAGATTTAAGCGTAGATATTACTACTGCAGCTAAATTACACTATTCAGGTACTTTAAATAACTACGGCTATATAGTTAAGCTTCAAGATAACCTAGAGTTTAATCTATCAGCTTCTTTATTAAATAAGTATTATAGCAGCAATACAAATACCATATACCCTCCTTCATTAACTTTTAAGTGGGACGATAGTGCTTATAGTACTGGGAGCTTAACTTTACTATCTTCATCAGAAGCTATAGTCCAAGTATCTAATAATAAAGGAGAATACCCAGATGTAGGAAAAGCTAGATTTAGGTTATTAGCTAGACCTATAGCACCTCCTAGAATATTTACCACAGGATCGATCTATAAAACTAATTATGCATTACCATCAGGTTCTTATTACGGACTACAAGACGCATATACTGAAGAGATGGAAATACCATTCGATACGTCTTTTACTAAAATAAGCTGTGACTCAACAGGACCGTTTTTCGATGTACATATGAATGGATTACAACCTGAAAGGTATTATAAAATATTAATTAAAAGCACATTAGATGGAACTACAGCAGTTTTTGATAATGATAATGTATTTAAGGTAGTTAGAAATGGCTAAAAAGTACGATATAAGAATACAGAAAACAGTTTTAAATAAAGGTGAATTCGACAGAGCAGTTGATACATCTTTTAAAACGTTTGTAGATCCTCCATCTGAATTGGATGAGATAACTATACCTGAGTTTTTTAATCTATATGAGAAACTATATTACGATATACCGGTAGACGGAGAAGTAAACTCTCATGAATTTTTAGTAATCGAAAGCGGTAAATTAGTAAACTTAGAACAAGATACTACTGAGATACAGCCTTTATTAGACGAAATAACTACTTTGAGAGAAAGGATATTAGATCTAAATAACGATATAATAGAGTTACAAACTGATAACTTAACAAACGATGCCACAGACTAATTATACAGTTAACCTTATAAACCCAGAAGGGTTAGAAACGTTTTCTGCTAAAGATAAAGAAATAGTAGATTCGTTTACTATAAATTCTGAGTTCAAGGCATTCCAAAATAGAATAGAGTACCATGTATATAGCTTAGATGGAGAAATATTACTATCTGATTATGGGTATAACGCACAATCATACTTAGGTTCAAGTCAAAGAGACCCTGATGGTAATATACTTGAGATGACTATAGACCCTGTACAGGATATACAGAACTATGGCTTTCCCTCAGGTGATGTAAAAGTAGTTTATAACTTTATAGATGACCTTTATACTGAGAATAAAAAAGCAGTTCAGTTTTTTATAGAAGAAATATCAGAAGATAGAACAGAATTAAGACTTCTTACTAATCAAATACCTGACGGTAAAGTAGTAGAAGTGACTGAAGAAATAAAAAAGGAATTAGAAACTACCTCTTACCTTAACGATTTTAGAATTAACCCAGGTAACAACGACTTACTTATAGGTATAAATATAGATTTACAAGAGTATAGAGATTTCAACTCAGTAGTAGTAAAACTATATGAACCGCTACCTGAACAGTATGGATTAAAGCAAGTATTAACAGTAGATAGAATAGTATCTGATTCTTTAGGTTATGAAATATTAGGAGAAACAATACCTGACGATATAGTTATACCCTACCTTAAAGGACCTAACTACAACGTAGAAGATATTAAAGGTACTACCGTTCCTACTCCTTATTTTAATTATAACGAATTATTTTCATTTCCTACCAATCAGACATATAGACAATTAAACTCTCTATTTGCTGAAAAAAGTATTGAGCTTAGTGTTGATTATACTAATTTTTCAAATTATATACAGTTTAGTTCTGCTAAAGAAAGATTAGAAAACTTCCAATATAAGCTAAACTTAATTACATCCTACCAGACTTCTTATTCTGCCTCTCTTAATGCTAATAACAACGCAGCAGGTGTAACGGGTAGTTTAGATTACTTTAAAACTAGAATAGATAATATTCTAAAAAACTTTGACCATTACGATAGACATTTATATTTTGGTACTGGCTCCTATTCTTGGCCTAAACAAGCACCTTATAATATACCTTATATAGTAGCTACAGGATCTGCTACAGCTTCGGTATCTAATTTAATAGAAAGTGCTAGCTTATACGACGATACTAATAATTCTAGATTAGTTAATACTATACCTGAATTTTTAAAAGAAGACGATAATAATGCTAAGTACTTATTATTTACCGATATGATTGGTCAACACTTTGATAACTTATGGGTTTACACAAAAGCATTATCAGATAAGTACGATAACGATAATAGACCGAATAGAGGTATACCTAAAGGGTTAGTAGAAGAAGTATTAAGAAACTTTGGAGTAAAACTATACTCAAGTAATAAGTCGATAGAAAACTTATTTGCTAATTATACTGGAGAATTTTATCAAACAGGCTCTGAAAGCTTAAAAGCAACCGGTTCTTGGGGGGAAGGGGTATATTTAATAAGTGCATCTAACTCTCCTACATCTGAAGATCTTTATAGGAAAGAAATATATAAAAGAATATATCATAACTTACCGTTACTTCTTAAGTCTAAAGGTACTGAAAGAGGGGTACGAGCACTAATTAATACTTTCGGTATACCTTCGTTAAATACAAGCGGTTCCATGGGAGGCTTATTAGTAAGAACTTATGGAGGGACATATACTTCTGCTAGTATAAACTTAGGTTTAGACTTTCCTACTACCTCTTCATTAGCTAAAATAAAATTAGATAATACCGGTAGCACAACCTCCGGCAATACTCTATCCCAGTATTCTTCTATAGTACAAAGAGACGGTATTTACGATAAGTACAGCGACGATATACATACAGTAGATATAGGGTATTCACCTATAGATGTAATTAATGAAAGAATATTTAATTTTTATAGTAAAAGCGGAAGCTTTAATATAGATAACTTTATAGGAGATCCTAACGCTGCATATTCAAGTAGCTATTACCACTTAAACTCAGCTTCTTTTCAAGCTATGACCCATATTATTTCAGGTTCAGAAGCTCATCCTACTGGAAGTGATGATTACGGAGACTTTGTTAGAATATTAAAGTTTTTTGATAACGTATTATTTAAAAGTATAAAAGACTTTATACCTGCAAGATCTAACATTAATACAGGTATTATACTTAAACCTCACGTACTTAATAGAAGTAAAATAAAACAGGTACAAGCTACAGGTAATCAACCGAAGGTTAGTTCAACTAGTCTCTATGGAAATAATATGCAGATTACTGGTTCACTTGAAATCTTACAATTAACTGGTAGCTCTGGAGGCTCTTTCGGTAATATTAGTTTAGAACAAGTTATTCCTTTAACTGCTAGCTATACTGAAAGCGTGATGACACCAGACGGATTAAGAACTAAAACTTATCATAATCATGAAGAAGCAAGATATGACGGAGAACTCACCGGAAGTTTAATTAGACCAGTAGTAGTACCGGGTGAACTAAATGATGAAAATATTTTTAAATATGAAAACCCTAACATAATTCAATACAAAGTTATAGAGTTTGATGATATGTTACCACCGGCTTCACCTACACCTACTCCTACAATGACGTTGTCACCTACTCCTACTCCTACTGTAGCAGTACCATCGCCTACTCCTACTAATACTCCTACAGTTACTCCAACACCAACCCCAGCTATATTTGCTTATGTAGGTACAGTTTACTATACAGGAGCAGGTCAATGCTCTACAAACTCCAGTCCAGCATACGTACACGCTACTGAGGCCTGTGATGGAGTATTAGGAGAAGGTGATATATGTTTAGCTACTAATAGATACTTTGATGTAGATACCTATAATACTGGTATCAATAACTGTAACGGAAACTCCGAAGGTACTTACAGGTTTAAACCATCTAGTATAAATCCTGTTCTTACATCAGAAAATGTTGTTTGGAGGTTTAAATCAATAAATGGTAGGTTCTCTACATCATGTTTAGGTAGCTTTAATAACTGTTAAAAAAAGATATGGCGAATACAACAACAGCAGATTTTATTATAACTAACCCAGGAACAGCTGGGGTAAGATTTTTATTCGGTACAGGTAGTAACCAAGGTAAAGTACAGGGACTTACTGTTAGTACTACTGATTGTAATCAAACTAATTATGCTGCTGAATTTGAACAGCTAGAAGTATTTAATATTTTAAACACCGCTTTTCCTATAGCTAGTAGACAAGCTCAAACTAACCATTATTATTTTGAAATTCATGCACCAGTTGCATTCAATACAGGATCTACTACTACTCCAACTGTTTGTAAAGATACTTCGTTCGTACCTTCAACCGTAGTAGATTTTACTAATAATGTTTATAACGTAACATTTAATAGCGATCAAGAGCTAAGAACCTCTCAATACCAGTTTTTAGTAGATAGTAATAACTCTGGTTCAAGTCCAAGACCTGCTAATGTAAGAAGTATTTTAAATGATACAGCAGTAACTGCATCAGTACAAGATTCTAATTACTCATCTTTATCGGTTATTAGTGGAAGGTATACAGGTACTAAAACTGATACCGCAGATTATGGAATAGAACCTGCATTTGGTGCTGAAGTAAAAGTAGGAGCTCTTTATGATATTAACGTAACTTCACAGTCTATCTGTACTACATCTGAAACTGATAGGATATTAGTAGACTATTATTTTGTAAATAATATAAACCCTAATATTAGATCTAACTTTGTTCCTAGTGGTTCATTTCAACTAGATACTCCTAACGTAAGATATCAAACTATAACGAAAGGTCAAACACTTACACAAACAGCAGGTACTGCAGGTACAGAAGTATACATAAGCGGAGAAACTTCATCGTTTGGATTAGTATCAGGAGATTATATACAAATTTTTAAGTCACCTGCTGGTACTGGTGGTAGTGAACCTCAAGAAGAGTTTATGAGAATAGAATCTTTACATCAAAAACCAGGAGTTTCAGGCATAAACGCTGTAATATCAGCATCAGTTAAACGAAATGCTATAAGTAGTGTTTTTGATAGTACTATGACATTTACCGGTAACAGTCCACATAGAGTTCGTCAAGTAAGTGGTGACAAAATATACAGTGTTGATAAAAACAAACTATTTAAAATAACACAGAAAAAATTATACAATAGAGATACTGAAGAAGTATTTTATGTCGGAGAAGAAGGTTATATTCTATTTACTTTCGGCAGTTGTAACTAATAAAAGTTTAAATTAATATATTTATATAAAAGAATAAAACAAAAATGGGATACTTAAATAATGGCGTTGTAACCGTAGACGCAATATTAACGAAAAAAGGAAGAGAATTATTAGCAAGAGGTGACGGTTCTTTTAAAATCACTCAATTTGCTTTATCAGACGATGAAATAGATTATACCCTATATAATCCTTCACATCCATCTGGTTCTCAGTATTATGGGCAAGCTATAGAAAATATGCCTTTATTAGAAGCTTTTCCTGATGAAACAAAATCATTAAAATATAAACTAGCTACTCTACCTAGAGGTACTTCAAAACTACCACTATTAGAGGCTGGATATGCTAGTATAGTACTTAAACAAGGAGCTTCATTAGCTATAACTCCTCAAACATTAAATTATTTAGGAGCAACTTCTACTTTTGAAAGTGGAGGTTATACTGCAACTATAGCAGACGTTAGAGTACTTTCAAGCTTTACAGGTGTTGGAATAAACACAGAAGAAGCCGATACATTAAACGAAACTCAAACTATCGGAACAAATGTATCTAAAACTGTAATTGGTACTTCTATCAACTTAAGAGCTACCACAGTTAATACATTATTTGGAAGCAGAACTAAACTTCAAACTACTCTTCAAATTATAGGTAGAGATTCAGGAGCTAGAGTTACTATTCCTATTACAATTAACAAAGTAAATAACTAAGAAGATGTCGTATAAAAGATTTGATAACGAAGACGTAGTAGTAAGTGCAGAATCAGTAACGGCTCCTTGCTGGAGTAATAACGTTGTTAATTTACAAAAATTCGAACTTAACTCTACACAAACTGCCGCTACTAGTGGTAAGTACTACTATAACATATATAATACAGGATCTGAAGTTGCTAACTCAGCAATACAGTTTTCTGTAGCCCATGGAAATAAATTAGGTTTAGGAGCGCCGCTTTACGATGCCTCAGTAACAGGTAAGTCATATAGTTCTACAGTTTACGGTCAGTTTAGAACTTTAATTTTTGGTGATGAAGAAACTAATTTTACTTTTACTTCTGAAAGCGTAGTACGTACACCAGAAAATGTTTTATTTTTATCAGTTGAAAGAGCAAGATATAAAGAAAAAATATTCCCAAGTTCTTTATATTTAAAAGTAACAGGTTCTAGCGGTAAAATAATTCATTTAGTAGATAATAGTCTAACTTCATCAACCGATACGTTTGTTGATTCCGGAAGAGTATATTCTATTTATTCTGGTTCTGGACCTGGAGTAGTAACTGATTCAGCAATTGAATACGGTAAATTATTTCCTGATGTAGGGGTAATAGCTTTAGACGGAGATTTATTATCTCAAAGTAACAGAGTACCATTTAACGGTACCGCTTCAAACTGGTCTACTACAAGTGCTAACAATCAATTTTTTAAAGCAATAGCATCTGGAAGTAGTTTTAAATTAAGATCTGAAGAAACTGTTTCCTCTAATTATGTATTTATTAGAGCTAGAAACAGCGAATTTAATTATTCTAATAATCCATCTAATATAACAGGATCAGGAGAGTTAAGACATAATGTAATGATTGATAATCCTCAATCGTATATTACAGCAGTCGGCCTGTATAATGATAATAACGACCTACTTGCAGTAGCTAAACTTTCAACTCCTTTAATAAAAGATTTTACTAAAGAGGCATTGTTAAGGGTCAAACTTGATTATTAATGAATGAGCGCTTGGAAAAAATTAAATCAGCAAGATGCGTTTGTTACATCTTATGTAGCTAAAAAGTCACACCGGGTTAGTGGTAGTTCCGTTTACTTTTATGGAGATCAAAACCCTATAAAATATTATGCTGCCGAAAGACTAGAAGGCAATATCTACTATCCTACAGGCAGTGATTTATTTTCAGGTTCTTATAAACCTCTAGTACATAGAAGTCTTGAACACCTGTATTATAAAAGTTATGAAAGTAGTTCAGGTACCATTACAGGGTCATTTGCTGATAACTCAGGATCCTATGACTCTTACGATCATTATTTAGAATCATCATTTTCAGTTTCAGGTTCTAGATTTTTATCAGGTTCTTTAGCGATGGTATACTGTATACCTCAAAAACACTTTGGAACTCATATTGAGCCTAATACTTTTAGATTTCATCCTTATCAACTTGGTTTATTAGGTCAGCAAGTATATATCCTTTCACAAGATGATTACGTTAGTGCAAGTTACTTTGCACCAACTTCTGCCGGCTACTATGGAGGATTAGATCCTATTATAGACGATGGAGAAGGTAACTTAATGATATCTGAATCTAGTAGAAATAGAGTAGGTAATATAATTTATTCACACGGTCAAATAATTTTAACTGATCAAGACGTAGCAGAATATATGATAGCTAGTCAATCAGCTGATTTAAGATGGAAATCAAATCAACCTATTTATACGTATAATTACGACTGTAAGATTTCTGATGATGAATTTAACTTTACTCAAAATCCTTCAGCATTAACTGGTTCGGATAATCGAATGAGAGATAACGTAACGGGATCAGCATTTGTTCCGTATATTACGTCAGTAGGATTATATAATGATGCACAAGAATTAATAGCAGTAGGAAAGCTTGGTCAGCCTCTTCCTAAACCTGCTAACACTGAATTGACCATAAAAATAAAATTAGATATATAAGATGGCAAGTTTAACATTAAGAGGTATAAAAGGATCTGGTTTAACTCATAAAGAGGCAGATCAAAACTTCGGTACATTATTTGTTTCAGCTTCTATTACTGGAAGTGGAGGTAATCTATTATTATTTTCTAGAGGTTCTGGTAGTACTGCTTTCGCTACAGGAAGCGGGGCTGTAACAGCTTCAGTAGGATTAAATTTACAACATATTACAAATGTAGGTTCGACTACTACTGATAGTATAACAGCTAATAACTTTATTACAACTTCTGATAAAAGATTAAAATCTCAAATAGTACCTATTGCAAGTGGATTAGAAGTTATTAAACAATTTTCTTCCTACACATATAAAAAAGCAGGAAAAGCTGATGCTGGTTTTATTGCTCAAGAAGTACAAGAATCTATTCCTTACTCAGTACATGAAAATGAGGATGGAGTTTTGACTATGAACGATAGACCCGTACTAGCTCACCTTCATAAGGCTATATTAGAATTAGAAGAAAGGATCAAAAAACTAGAAGGTAAAGAATAACATGATATGGCCGTTCGCACTGATGGAGCTTTCAACATGTTCTCAGCTAGCGCTGCAGACACACATTCTATAGAATTTAATCTATCGAAATCTCTGGCTACCATTATGAACACCATTACTGGAAGTTCCTTTAATGAATTTATATCTGCTTCTCTTTATCCTCATTATGATCCTAACTATGCCGGTAACGTACAAGACCCGGTTATTAGTTATGTTTCAGCATCTTTACAGTGGAGAAACTATCCTTTAACTCCTACTCAAACTAGTACTGCTACACAAACACCAACTCCTACTACTACTCCAACTAATACAGCAACCAATACACCAACTCCTACACCGACTATAACAGTTACTCCTTCTGAAACTCCTCCGGTATCGGGTACTCCTACTAGCACACCAACTCCTACTACTACTCCAACAATCTCTGATACTCCTGCTGTAACTCCTACTCCAACTAATACTCCTACAGTAACTATTACTAATACTCCTACAAAAACTCCTACACAAACACCAACTGGAACTAGACAAGCTACTCCTACCCCTACCCCTACAGTATCTGGAGGACAGTCTAGATGGGAAGTAAATTTATGTTTTGGAGGTAGTCCAGGAGGAACTATACACTATTTATCTAAGACACAGTATTGTAATGGTGGCACTATAACCTCTATGGGAGCAGGATCATTTAGTGCAGGAGATTACGTACAGTTTAGAGTAAATGCATCAGGTTGTACTGGAACTACTTTCTGTGGACAGATATCAGATGTAGGTGATGGAAGTATAACCGGTTTGATAAGTAGTTTAAGTAAACCAAGTAACTGTAGCGATGCTATGTGTTAGTAAATAAAGATTATGAGTACAGTACCTTCAGGTAGTAATTTTAATATGTATTCAGCAAGTGCTGCTGATACTCACTCTATACACTATAATGTATCAAGATCTCTTCAAGGTATAATATCAGCATTTTCTGCTTCTAACTTTAATCAATTTATATCAGCTTCTTTAACTGAGGATTTCCTCGATGGTATTTTATCTGGCTCTTTATCTTCATCTTTAGTAATATCCTCTTCAAAACAATATATAGGTTTTCCTATAACTAATACTCCAACCAATACCGTTACTGTTACCCCTTCAGTAACAGCAGGAGCTTCAGCTACTCCTACTGCAACACCAACAAGTACACCAACTTTAACTCCTACCTCTACTCCAACAGTCACAGCAGCAGCAACTGTAACTCCAACCCTTACTCCTTCAAGTACTTCAACTCCTTCTAATACACCAACGTTAACTCCTACTATATCTGATACTCCTACTAATACGCCTACAGCTACTCCTACTAATACAGTAACACCTACTCCTACTGATCCTTTAGATAGCGTTAATGTAAGAATATCTGTAAGTGCTTCTTCTGCTTGTAACTCAGGGGAAGGAACATCTGCAGTTATTACTATATTTGATCAACCTAGTTTACAAAATGGAGATATACTTTATTCTTCTTCTAATGCCTCTTCGTTTATAACTTTTAATCATTTACAAACTCTACTATCTACAGGTGCTAATACTATATTTATGTCATCAGGTAGTACGGTATTTACTTTAAACCCTACAGGGTCTAATTCTTATATTTTATCAACTGGGACATGTCCTACTCCAACTCCTACTGTAACTCCTACTAAAACTATTACTCCTACTAATACTGTTACACCCTCTAATACACCTACTAATACTGTTACTATAACCCCTACTAGTACTGCAACATCAACTGCTACTCCAACCCCAACACCATCTCCTTCTAATCCGTTAGATGCTTCTAACTATAGATTAGCAACTAGCGCTTCAGCGGCATGTCATTCAGGAGAAGGACCTGGAGTTACTATAGCTATATTTGATGCTGATCAACCATTAGAGACAGGAGAGATACTATACCAGGATTCTGGAGGAACTGATTTTTGGACTTTTTCTGAACTACAAGCACTAGTTACATCATCAGCAAGTACTTTATTTGTACAATCAGGTAGTACAGTATTTACTATAAATGCTACAGGCTCTAATAGTTTCGTTTCAGCTTCTGGAGCATGTCCTACACCAACACCTACCCCTACTGCATCTCCTACTCAAACTGCTACTAATACTCCTACCGCATCACCAACTGCTACCTCTACAGTTACTCCTACTATATCTGATACACCAACTAGTACTCCAACAAATACGCCTACTAAGACTGCTACATCTACTGTAACTCCTACTATATCTAATACACCGACTAATACTCCTACTGAAACCCCAACCAATACACCTACTAAAACCGTTACGCCAACTGTTACTCCAACAATATCTGATACACCTACTAATACACCTACTAATACACCGAGTAGTACTGCAGGAGTAACTCCTACACCAACTAGTACTGTAACTCCTACTAATACTGCTACCGTTACACCTACTATATCTGATACCCCTACTTCAACTCCTACTGTTACTCCAACTATATCGGATACACCTACAAATACTCCAACTGAAACTCCTACTAATACTGTAACTCCTTCAAATACTCCAACTAATACTCCAACTAATACTCCAACTAATACCTCTACAAGTACTCCTACTGTTACTCCGACAACAACAACTGCTACACCAACAGCAACTCCTTCTCCTACAACAACAACTGCTACCCCTACTGCTACTCCTACCATTACACCAACTAGCACAGTAACACCTACAGTAACTACAGCTACTCCTACACCAACTAGTACTCCGACTAATACTACAGCTACACCTACAGCAACTCCGACTAGTACTACGGCTACTCCTACAGCAACTCCATCACCTACTACAACAACCGCTACTCCTACACCAACTAATACGGCAACTCCTTCTCCTACAGTTGCTACACATACTATTACTATATATACAACTGATGCAAGTTGGGATTACTCACAAGCCGGTGATACGAATGCAACAAATGCATGTAGTGCAATAACTACAGGTAATTACGGTTATTCAGTTACTTTAATTAAGCATTCTAGTAATGATGGTTCAAATGCTTATCCTGAAGATAAAGATCATATCTTACAAGGAGGTCAAACTATTTACGGAGGGTATTATGGTTTCTCAGGTAACCTAGGAAGCGGTCCTGATAACTATTGGTTCGTCTATACAGATGCGGGTAACGGAAGAGTAGAATCCGATATGACATTATGTAGCAGTACTACACCAACACCTACTATATCTGATACACCAACTAGTACTCCAACTAATACTCCTACGTTTACTCCTACTTTAACTAAAACGCCTACTGCAACACCAACTAGTACTACGGCTACTCCTACTGCAACACCGTCTCCTACTACAACTACGGCTACTCCTACCGCAACACCTACTAGTACTACAGCTACGCCTACACCAACTAGTACCCCTACCGTAACACCAACCGATACTCCAGCTGTTACCCCTACCAAGACGGTAACACCTTCACCAAGTAGCTGTCCTACTCTGTACTCAGTAAGTTATGCTGAAGTAAATGTATCAGGTAATACTTATTCTGATGCATGTGATGAGTACGATATATCATGTGCAGGTACAGTAACTGGTTATACTACCTCACCTTTAGGATTGGTAGCAGGAGAAGTATTGTATAGAACAAATAACTGTAGCCAGCCTAGAGCAAATAAATTTGCATATGATGGAAGTGGAACAGCATTTCAAACTAATGCTTATGGAGTATTAAGTGCAGTTGGAGTATGTCCTGCATGTTAAAGTTGGTTATTTAAAATATTTTAATTAAATTATAATTATGGTTACACTACCAACATGGACTTACAAAGGTTTACTTATAACTAGTATAGACGATATGCCTAAAGGCACTTACGGATTTATTTATAAAGTTGTACATAAAACCTCAGGAAAAAAGTATATAGGAAAAAAAGTACTATATTTTGAAAGAAATAAAAGACTAGGGAAAAGAGCTCTAGAAGCATTAAAAGAAGAGAGAGCAAAGAAGGGTATCAAAGGTAGAGTACCCTTAAAACAGAAAGTAATTACCGAATCAGATTGGAAAGATTATTATGGCTCTCATGCTGAAATAAAAAAACTACTTGAAAAGGATGGACCTATGTCTTTTACTAAACAAATATTGTCGTATGTTAAAAGTAAGAAAGAACTAACTTATTATGAATGTAAAGAGCTATTTATAAATGAAGTACTAGAAAGAGACAACGAATATATTAACGATAATATATTAGGTAAATTCTATAGAAAAGACTTTTTAAATGAAATTAACTGATATTATATTAAGAGAAGGAGTTGAAAAAAGAATGATCAACTATCTAGATGATCTACACTCTAATAGACGAACTATTAGCGTTACTGATTTCATGAAGGAGTTCGGAGTAGATAAACAAGAAGCTATAGATTTTATTCATAAATGGAATGTAAGTAAGGTAGATCGTTCTGTAATGGAAGATGGCCACGGAGATGGTTATGAAGAAGGTAACATAAAACTTATGGGTGATATAATTTTGCCTATAGGTAAAGAAATGGTTCTTCAAGCTGAAGAAGATAAGTACAATAGAGGTCTTTTAGTTACTAATAATGAAGATAAGAGTTACGATGTTGCATATTGGGCTGATAAATTTGAACCTTATCCAATAGAAGTAGAAATAGACGGTAAATCAGTTGCTAAAGAAGCTAAGGTAATTAAATTATTATTCCACCCAGAAATGGATGAAGGAAGAAGTTTATCTGAACCTAGCGATGAAATGGAAAAAGTAATCGACTCAGGAATAAGAATCAGTGGTGATATGGATAATATTAAAGATGTTATGTACTACGTACACAATAATTGGATGGGAGGAGATATATCAGCAGAAGAAGCTATGAAAAAAATTAGTAAATATATAAGATGATTAAATTACAGGAAATAGTTGGATACCCGTCTTTACAATATCATATTGATAATAATCTTTCTTTACATGAGCATGTCTACCGCTATTCTAGCGAAGGCTTTATAAATTTATTTAAAGAAGCTAGAGAGGCTCATAGAGACGGTAAAATACAGCTTAACGAACAAGATAAGTATTTAATAGAGAATACTGATATAGGAGAATATGGAGAGTATAATGGTATGACGGTACCTTTAGATTTACCTATGGTTTCTCCTAAATACAATCCTCTGTTTGAAATCGGTTGTGTCATTGATGAAATGTTTGAAAACGAAGACATAATTGATGAAGCAGCTTCTTTAGACGAAATGGTCGATTACGATCTAGTAAAAGAATTAGTAGAGTCTATAGGGGGTAACATAAACATGGAAAGATTTAGAAAAGCAGTTTCAATTCAAAACGAAACATTTGATTATAATGGTTTTGATATGCTTAAAGCTAGTGTTGATTACATACCCGAAGCTGAGTACAGAGGTAAAAAGGTACAACTTAATAAACCTAAAAGAGGCGGAAGTAAAAAGTTTTACGTATATGTAAAGTCTAAAAAAGGTAACGTTAAGAAAGTATCATTTGGAGATACCGGATTATCGGTTAAATTAAAAAAGAGAGGAGCAAGAGCATCTTTCGCTGCACGTCATAAATGTGCTCAAAAGAAAGATAAAACTAAAGCAGGATACTGGTCTTGTAACATAGGACGTTATTGGAAATCATTAGGAGGAAGCTCTAACTTTTCAGGATATTGGTAAAATGAAAATAAAAGATATTTTGTTCGAACAGAAAGAATTTAAGTTATTAGAATTGCCTTATAAATATAATGCATTAGAACCTCATATAGATAAAGAAACTATGGAGGAGCATCATAATAAGCATTTAAAAGGATATGTTACTAAATTAAATAAAGCTTTAAAAGGCAAATTTATTCCCCTATCTGATATATTTGATAACATTGATCAGTATGACGACGCTGTTAGAAATAATGCAGGAGGTGTATATAACCATAACTTATATTTTAATTTATTATCTCCTAAACCTGAAAAGGAGCCTGTAGGAGAATTAAAAGAAGAAATAGAAAATTATTTTGGTTCTTATAATGATTTTAAAGAAAAATTTAAAGAAGCAGGATTAGGTCAATTCGGTTCAGGTTGGGCTTGGTTAATATTTGATAATGGTGAATTAAAAATATCTTCTACTCCTAATCAAGACAACCCATTAATGAGTAAAGAAGGAAAGGTTATCATAGGTATGGATGTTTGGGAACATGCATACTATCTAAAACATAAAAGCCAAAGAGGTGATTATATCGATGATTTTTTCGAAGTGCTAGATTGGAATAAAGCTGAAGAAAATTATCAGAATATAATTAATGGCTAATCCCTATAACGAAATAATTAACGAAAAAGAAGGATACGTTTTAAGAGAGTTTTCTTACGATACACCTTCGTTTGAATATGTTTGGCACAGAGATAAGGAGGATAGGTATATACAGGCTACACACAATACTGATTGGAAGTTTCAACTGGATAATGAATTTCCTCAAGAATTAACAAAAAACAAACTATTTATACCAAAGGAAACATACCATCGGCTCATTAAAGGAACTGGTGATTTGGAGCTTAAAATTTATAAATTATGAACTGTAATTGTAAAAACTGTACTTGCGATCCTTGTGATTGTTCTTGTAGCTGCTGTTAATTATGAAATTATCTAGTATTATATTTGAAGGCTTTAGAGAAGACGTTAGTATAGTTAACGGAGAAAAATACTCAGTTGATTGGTTAGGTAATGCCGATACATTATTAGATTTTACAAGAGCATTAGATAGAATACCAGAAACTATTGAATATATTAATGTTCCTACTGATACTGGAATATTTAATGCTTCTACTACTAGAATTAAACCTGAAGGTGATTGGAGAAAAAAAGTAAGATCTATGGTTTTTAAAGTAGTAGGAGAGCATGAAAAAGAAGGCAATGAATTAGAAGGTATTAGAATCAGCTCTTATTACGGTATAGGACCTAAAGGTGCAGATGATCATCCAATTTATGTTTCAATTGATACTAAAGAATCTCGAGAATTTGGTCAAGCAATGTCTAGAGGTGATTATGGTCCATTAGATTAAAAATTATGAAACTATCAAAAGTCATATTAGAAAACAATAAAGTAGTTACAAAAAAAGAGTTACTAATGTCTGAAGAAGATGTTAATAATCTTTCAGAAACTATTGCTGAAAAACTTAACGATTATCTAGATATGGATAAAAAAGAAGTTTTAAGTGGTATAGTTAAAGAAGCTATAGAAAAAATAGTTAACTAATTAGTTGTATATTCGGAAGTAATTCCTTATATTATTATATAAGTTACGGACGAACTATATGGACTACACTTTTCTTCTAGGTAGTATAGAAAATATTTTAGGTAAAAGTTATAAAAGAGCAAGAGAAAACCATGCTTTTAACTGTCCTTTTTGTAATCATCATAAACCTAAATTAGAAATAAACTTTAGAACTAACGAAAAAGGACAAAATCCTTGGGAATGCTGGGTTTGTGAAACTAAAGGTAGAACGATAAGATCTCTACTATACCAACTTAAAATACCTAGAGACCAAGCAAAAGAAGTATTAAGATATGTTCCTAAAAGCTCAGATGTTGAATACAGAGAAATCGCAGCTATCCAACTACCTAAAGAATTTAAAACACTTTATAACGCTTCAAGTACTTCAATAATTGCAAACAAAATAAAAAGGTACCTTTATGAGAGAGGATTTAGCGACAATGATTTTATTAAATACAACGTTGGGTATTGCACAGCTGGAGAGTATGGAGGACGAATTATTATCCCAAGTTATTCTGAATCGAATATCCTCAATTATTTTATTGCAAGAACTCATGAGGGATCCTATCACAAGTACAGGAATCCTGAAATTTCCAAAGACATAATATTTTTTGAAAACTTAATTAATTGGAACCAACCTGTAGTTTTATGTGAAGGAGTTTTTGATGCTATAGCTATTAAACGAAATGCTATTCCTATACTAGGAAAGACCCTTTCTAATACATTAATAAAAAAAGTTATAGCTAGTACTAATAAAGACATTTATATAGCTTTAGATACTGATGCTAGAAGTAAAGCATTAGGTATAAGCGAACACTTATTAAGTTTAGGTAAAAGAGTATTTTTAGTTGAACTTACCGATAAAGATCCCTCAGATATGGGATTCGAACAATTTACTAAACTTGTACAAACAGCAAAGGAATTAGATTTAAGTACTCTAATGATGCATAAATTAGAATTATGATAAAGCAAGGAACAAATATTCTTAGAGAAAATGATAAGAATAGATTACATTTTAACCCTGAATTAAAACAAATTAACTTTCTTGATAGGAGAGTTTATAAAAGATCGGAAGGAGTATATTACCCGTCCGTAACTACAATACTCCAATATATGCCCAAAGCTAAGTTCTTCGAGACATGGTTGAAGGATGTTGGGCATAATGCCGATCTAATTATGAGAAAAGCAGGTAAAGAAGGTACCCAGGTACATGAAGCTGCTGAGAAACTAATAAGAGGAGAAGAAGTTTCTTGGATGGACGATTATGGAAATGCAAGATATTCTCAATTAGTATGGGAAATGATACTTAAATTTTATGAATTTTGGAATACTTATAAACCTAAACCTATAAGCGCTGAAGAGTTTGTATTTTCTGATGAACATAAATATGCAGGTACTGCTGACTTAGTTGTAGAGCTTGATGGTGAAACTTGGTTATTAGATCTTAAAACGTCTAATAGTATACATAAATCTTATGATCTCCAATTAGCAGCATATGCTAAAGCGTTAGAAGAAACTAAAGGTATTAAAATTGATAGAACAGGTATTATCTGGTTAAAAGCACATACACGATCTAATTCTAAAAAGAAAGGAGTCTATCAAGGCAAAGGATGGCAAGTAAGAGTAGTAGATGATATTGATAATAATTTTGAATTATTTAAAATGATATATAAACTATACTCTTTAGAAAACCCTACAGTTGAACCTATTTATAATAGTTACCCAACAACTTTAAAAATATAACTATGAAGAAAGGACCTGAATACTTAGGAAGATTACTTGGAGCATTACTCGCACTGCTTATATATTTTTTATTTACAGGATGCAGTACTTATAAGTTAGCTACTCTTAATCATGATCCTATGTATCCAGTTGAGTATGTAATACCTGTTGCAGATAATACTAAAATAGATACTTTATCGTATTCACAGTTTAGATGGAAACTAAGAACCGATTTTAACTTTAGATGGGATTACGCTCAATTTGCTATGAATCAACCTTTTAATTGGTATTCAAGCAACTTTAGTTATAATGTTTGGAGACCTTTCAATTCATTTGATGTTTATTTTAACAGGTATAATTTTTGGTATGATTGGGCATTTAACTACCCTTACTATTGGGGCTATAGTAGCTGGCATAATCCATGGAGGCACAATTGGTATAGACCTTTTAATTCATGGAATAACTGGTATAACGGTCCTTGGCATAACTCAGGTTATAACGTTATTTGGAATTCAACTAGAGATAATAATATAGCTTACATTAGCGGTAGAAGAGGTAGCAGAAACTTTGAAATAACTATTAATAATAATAATATTCAAAATACAATTAGTACAAGATACAATAACCCTAGAGATAATATTGATAATAGAAACCTTAATAATATTGTAAATAAATTAAGAGAAAATTTTAACATAAAACCTAGAGTTTATAACGACCCTAATAATTTTAATAATGATCAAATTAACGGACTTAATATTAGAAGTAACAGATCGACCGAAGGTAATAGTAATGGCTGGGGGAGCAGGAGTAGGCAAATCGTACCTCCTAACTCAACTAGGCCTGTCTTCTCTTCCTCAAGTCAATCCGGACAAGTACGTGGAGGATCCGGAACATCCAGCGTACAACAATCTGGGGGCAGGAGCTCGTCTAGCGGACAAGGAGGCAGAGGATCTAGCGGCATCAGGAACTAGCTTTGTCTGGGATACTACTGCTTCTAATCCACAGAAGGTAAAAGACCTAAAGGATAAAGGATACGATATATACATGATTATGGTATATACTCATCCTATGATATCTTATATATCTAATTTTTCAAGAAAAAGAAACATACCTGGAGTAGCAGTATTTCAGACTTGGAGAAACGTATACCAGTTAATTAAAGAATATTATAAAATTACTAATGGTAATATGTCCATTTTTATAAACGATAGAGGAGGAAAATTTGATAAAGAAATAAAAGCTTTTGATACTGCTGCAAAAAACGGACCTGAAGGAATTAAAGACTATCTACAGAGATATAATAATGATAAAGGTATAGAAGGTTCTACATTTTTTAAACCGGTAGAAATGTCTTCTCAAGAGGAAGATGAATTTAAAAAAGCTATAGTAGGAGTAGATTACGATACTAAAAGTAGATCTGAAACTAAAGCACTACAGCAAGCATTCTTGAAGGCTTATAGAAATAACGGTGTAGGTCCAGGAGCTGATAAATTAAAAGATGCTGTAAAAAAGTATAGAGATAGAAAAGAGAAGAATGATAAAAGACATGAAGAAGTATTAGATAATATAGCTGATATGTTATTTAATCCTACTTTCCAAGAACTATTAAAACATTCTACTCCTCAAGAAATAGATAAAAATGTACAACAGTTTTTAGCATGATAGCATTATATCCTGGAGCTTTTAAACCTCCTCATAGAGGTCATTTTGATGTAGTAAGAGATTTATTATCTAATAATCATAGAGGAAAAGTTTATGATATAGATAATTATTTAGATGCAGGAGAAGAAGTTTTAAAAGGAAAAGGAGATAAATTAAAACCTATAGAAAAAGTTATTATTTTTATAGGAGGAAATACTAGAAACGGAATAACACCTGAAGATTCTGAAAGGATATGGAATATTTATAAGAAATACTTAGGTGATATAGAAATAGTATTAGGAGAAAAAAATCCTATGTATGCATCTAGTAAGTATGCAAAAACTAACCCTAACGATAATTTTTATGCTATTACAGGGGTTAGAGGGAATGAAGATTTAGTTGATTTAAAAAGAGTAACTACTTTTAAAAATAGAGAAAATGTAGACGGATTAGCCGTTACTACTGATTCTTCAAAACAAGTAAGAGCTACTGATTTTAGAAATACTATACTTACAGGTAACTTAGATGATGTAAGAGATTTTTTTCCGAAAGAAATTAGTAGAGAAGATATTTTAAAAATAATTAAGATGTTAAAGTCAAGCATAGTAGCGGAACAGTTAAATAAAAAAATAGAAGAAACTATTACTGAAACGTTCAAAACCGAAAATAACTCAGGAGCACCAGTAGCTCCAAGATCAATTTTAAAATCAAAAGATAGATCATACTTAGTTCATACTTTTAATAAAATAAGAGATATGGACGATAAATTACATATTACCTTTAACCAGGATCATATAAGAATAGATGTAAAAGATGATGAAGATTTAGGAAATAGATTTGACTATACTCCTTTTTTCGGTTCGTTATTAGAATATATGATAGATGAAAAGTTAAATATTTACCCACTACCTGAAGTTAAAATAAGAAGAGATGTGGCTGAAGCAGCAGACTTTTTTGGTAGGACCGCTTATTACCAACCTACTACTAATGAAATAGTTTTATACGTTGAAGGAAGACATCCTAAAGATGTTATGAGATCATTTGCTCATGAAATGGTTCATCATATGCAAAATTTAGAAGGTAGGTTAGGAAAAATACAGACAACTAATACTAATGAATCAGATGCATTATTAGAATTAGAAAAAGAAGCATATTTACAAGGAAATATAATATTTAGAAACTGGGAAGACTCAGTAAAAAATAAGTAATGAGTAAAAGTATAGTAGAGTTATTAGAAGCATACCCCCTTCCTGAGCAGAAGGAAAAACCTCCTTATAAAATATATTGTGATATGGATGGTGTATTAACTAATTTTGAATCTAGATTTGAACACTTTACAGGTAAGTCTCCTAAACAGTATGAAAAAGAGTTTGGTTTAGAACAGTTCTGGCATTTAATAGATTCAAAAATTGGAGTAAGATTTTGGGTAGGAATGGATTGGATGCCTCAAGGTAAAGAACTATGGAATTTTATTAGCCCTTACGCACCATCATTACTTACTTCTCCTTCTAGAGATAATACATCAAGATTAGGAAAAAATTTATGGGTTAAAAATAACTTAAACCCTAAACCAAAAGTTATATTTGCATACTCAGCTGATAAACAAAGATATGCTGACGAAAATAGTATACTTATAGATGATAAAAAATCTAATATAAATGAGTGGAATGCTCAAGGAGGTATAGCTATTAGATGTAAAGATGGAGATGTAACATCAGTTATAAATGAATTAAAAGCACTAGGTTATGAGTAAAGAAACACTTTTAAAAAAAGATTTTAAAGAAAGTGATGTACAGAGAATAAGAAATATAGTTAATAAAGATTTTACTTCCGGAACTAAGATACAAACAGGATATCGTAAAGCTACTAAAAAGCATAAAGAAGGAGATGTATGGGAAGAAGGAGGAAAGCAATGGACTATTAAAGACGGTATTAAGCAAAATATTACTAAATTAGATGCAGCAAAAAAAGCTCTTCGTATGCCTTTGTGCTGTCCTAAGTGCGGAGGACCATTAGAACATTGGATGGCTAAAAAAATGTATAAAATTCATGGCTTTTGCTTTGATCCTTGTACAGTTGAATTTGAAGCTGATTTAAGGAAAGCAGGTTTATATAAAGAATATGAAAGAAAAATGATTACCGGAAATATCAAAGAGTTCGTTAATGATATAGAAAGTTGGGTTTTAGACTCAATAAATGATAAGAATTCTTTCGTTACTGAAGCAGGAGATCTAGAAGATTGGGGTAGTATGTCTAATAAATCTAAAAAGAAAATACTTAAAGATTTAAAAGATTATACTTCAAGGATACGAAAGCAGTTATAAAGATATATTTATATAAAAGTAAGTAGATGGCTACACAAAGAGAAATACTAGAAAACGTATTAAAAGAGCTTGTAAATATTAAAAAACATATGCCTAACGGTGAGTTAAAAGCACTGTTGGAAGATGTTAAAGATATGAAAGAAGATATTACTGAGCTTAAATACACTTTACTCAACCCTGAAGATGGTGTAATAGTAAAAACTAATCAAAATACTTTATTTAGAAAACAATTAGAAGGTAACCAAAAAGAGTTTGATAATAAGATGTTAGAGTTAGAATCTATGAAAAGATGGAAAGATGGAGTAAATAAAGCTTTGTGGGTAGTATTTGGAGTTTTAGCAGCTATAATTATTAATATGATTTTTATGCATAACGATAAATTATAATGACTAATCAGCAGATAAAAAATATTACTTTAGAATCTCTTAGAGATTGGTTTAAAAAAGAAAAATGGGTCCGTATTACCACCTCAGGTAATATAGCAGGACCTTGCGGTACATCTAAAAATAAAAAAAATCCCGATAGATGTCTACCAAAAGCTAAAGCTCAATCTTTGACTAAAGCACAAAGAGCAGCTACAGCAAGAAAGAAAAAGAAAGCGGGTGCTAAAGGAAAAACAGTCGTGAAAAATACTAAAAAAGCAACAGTAAGAAAAGAAACTAAAGGAGCTCCTAAAGGACATTACTTTACTGCATCAGGTAACTTAGTTAAAGGTAGGTTAACAAAAGCAGCAAGAGAAAAAGGAGCAAGATTAAGTGACCCAAAAGATAAACAAAGATCTAAAGTTCCACCGGTAACTCAATATAATGAATTAGAACTACCATCAGCAGCTTTAACTAGAATTAATAATGATGTTAAAAATGCAAAAACTATGGCTCAGTCAATACTTCAATATATCGATGCTGTAGATGATAAAGAGCAACCGGCTATATTTAAAAATCCTAAATTAAGAAGAGCTATAGAGCTATTAAAAGACTTAGGTGACGATCAACCTACTCAAGAACCTGCTAATGAAACTGCTAATCCTCAAGATGGTAAAGCAGCACCATTTGGTTCTGGATTTAAAAAAGTAAATGAAATGACTATAGAAGATATTAAAAACTTAACAGTAGGTCTTTTACATGAAATACAAGGTAAAGAAGTATTAATGGAAAAAGATGATAGATGTACAAGAATAGCAAAACGTAAATATGATACCTGGCCATCAGCTTATGCTTCAGGAGCAGTAGTAAGATGTAGAAGAGGTGAAATTTGGAAAGGACAAAAATAATGCCAGCAAAACTTAAACCTAGTACGAAAGAATATGCAAGAGATGCTAGAGGCAGAATGACTAATAAGTTTACTTGGAAACATTATACCCCTCACAATACTCCTACTCAAGAATTAAAAAAAATGTATGAAAGTGATTCATACACTAGAAAAAAGAATATTATTAAAAGAGAATTAATTAGAAGAAATGCCTTTAACTAAAAAATCAGATGCAGGAGATTATGTAGACGATTTCCAAAAATCTAAGGCTCCTCAATTCAAAGGTAAGTCTAAGAAAAAGAAACGTCAAATGGCAATAGCTGCTTATCTTTCTAATAAAAACGAATTAGCTAAATTAATCAGAGAAGCTATAAATGAAGCAGAACCAAAAAAAGGCACCGGTAAAAAACCTAAAGGTTCAAGTAGAAGGTTATATACTGATGAAGACCCTAAGGATACTGTAAGTGTAAAATTTTCAACAAGACAGGATATAGTAGATACTTTAAGTAAAGCCTCATTTAAAAGCAAATCACATGCTAGACAATCACAGATTATTAATTTAATACATCAAAGAACTAGAGCTGCTTACGGAAGAACTAAAGATCCTAAAAAGAAAAAGAGATTAAAATCAGCATTAGATTATATTACATCAAGGAAAGAGGCTTCGAAAAGAAAAACTCAAAGAATGAAGAATGAAAAAAAGGATATTCATAAACCTATGAATCCTGGTATTCTAAAAAAGAGATTAGGAAAGCTTTCTTGCTCTAAAGTAAGATCAGCTAGAGCTAAATTAAAAGATAAGGGGACAACATACTATAAAGCATTATCGAGATATATTAATTACCACTGTCAATGAAAATAGCTAATACAAAATTTAGTAGACAAGGTTACTATACAGAACCTACCTTAGATGTAGATATACTTCAAGATCCTAAATGTGTAGATTTATTTGATCAAAACGGATATCATTTAACTAAAGCAGAACAAGCTTTTTTAGTTCCTAATGGATATGATCCTATAGAAAGAAGACATGAAGATTGTTTAAGACAAGATTGGATAATTTGGGATAAAAGAGAAGGAGCTCATATAAATCATTCAGATATATTTGAAAGAAAAGGATTTAACGGAACAGCTAAATTACAACTAGAAAAAGTAGCTAAACTTAATCCTATGCTTTATAAAATAATTAAAATGAAACCTAAATGGGGTATTGATATTTCTATAGATTATGTATCTGAAGATGCTGTTTTTGAAGTATTTCATTATGAATGGGATTCTTTTGATTACGAAGCAGTACAAGAAAAAAAACAAGAAATAGAAGAATTTATTATACATAAAGATTGGGATGATATAGCAAATTTACTATGGAATAGAAAAAATGAATGGTTATATTTAGATTTCTTTGAGCAAACTAAATGGAGAACAGATTTTTTTGGTTTATCACCAGAAAAGTTTAAGAATGTTATTTGGGAAGAATAATCTATTTATTTATATACGTATATAAAAAAAATATCAATGACCTACCAAGAAATAAAGGATCGCTTGGCTAAATGTGAATTTTCACTTAAATGTATTGCTGACGGAACTTATAAAAAAATAAAAAAAGAAAAGCTTTCTGAAACTACAAAAAAGCTTACTATTTTAAAAGAATCTTTACAAAAACAATTAAAAGAAGCTGAAGGAACAGTTAGAACTGCTGATTCTGGAGAAGCAGAAAAATTATCTAAAAAAGGAGTTGACGTAGATTTAGTTGAACCTGGAGATTTAGAAACTAACGAACAAGAAGGTACTTCATTTGGTCAAAACGAAACAGCTAAGATTGCAGCAGAGGTAGGCAAAGCAACAGTATTAGCTCTAAAAGCCGAAGGAGAGAATATCTCAACAGCTAAAGCTAAAAGAATTAAACCTAATCAATTCGATCTTCTTATAGGATTTAATAATGGTAACGAAAACCTATATGAATTTTATATAGTAGGAGATACCCTGTACTTAAAAGATACCTCATATGATAGAGAAATATCTGATGTAGGTGTTCAACAATCAGGTGAAGCTATAATTAACGTAGATGTAGTAAAAGATCAACTGCAAAAATACTTTAAAACAGTTAATACAGCATTAGGGGAAGCCGAAAGAGTTAAAAAAGTAGGAGAAATGACAGATCAAGAATTTGCAGATGCTCAAGAAAAAGATAGATTAGAAAAGCATCCTGAAAAGGATATAATTAAAAAAATTCAATTTTTAATACAAAAAGAAAGACAAAAAAGAAAAAACGAAGCTTTTCCTTATCCTCCTAAACAAAAGCCCGGTAAAGGAATTCAAGGTAACTGGGACTACGGTGGAGAAGATTCATCACCCGGTATGGAAGAAGGAGAAGGAGATGATCGTCACTATATAAAAGTACCTAGAGCTCAGTATAAAAAAGCACAAAAAGTTATTGATGATGTTTTACGTAATGACGTATACGGAGGTCATAAACTCGATATAGTAGATAACGACGGTGGAGGTAATGTTATATTTTACTTTATGGGACCTGAAGAAAAGGCTATAACCTACGATGCAATTGTTTATTTAAGAAACTCAGATATAGATGTAGCAGATTCATCAATAAGTGATATGGAAGAAGGAGATGGAATGACTACTAAAATTAAATTATCTGCAGGAGATCCTACGAATATGGCCTATACAGATAAGGTTAGTGAAAACGCAGATCAAGATGAAGCTTTAGATAGATTAAGAGAAATTGTTGGACGAGTAGAAGAGTTTGGAGAAGAAGCTAGAGATATAGTTAGACAGAACTTCCCTAATGAATTATCAAGAATGGACGGTTATGGTGTATTTAATATGGTTTACTCAAGTAATAGGTATGATACTACATTAGGTAGTGAAGTTGATAGATTAGAAGATTATGGGTATGATGATTTAGATGATGAAGATTATCCTAACGAAGCATTAGATAGTGATCTACCAAAAGGTAAGCATTCAATAGCTAAACTACAGAAAGTTCATGGAATGATAGTAGATAAGATGAAAGAGCTTGCAAAGCTATACAAAGAAAAAGGCGGCGAGCATGAGTATAGAGGTCATTCAGTAATAGATCATTTAAAGTCTCTTAATAGAAAAAAGAAACAAGTTGAAGATGCTTTAGACAAAGCGGTAGCTAATAAAAATAGAGGCCAGCAATTAGACCCTAACATTGATGAAGGTGATTTAGTATCTATTACTGATGGACAGTATGCGTATATAAAGGGTATAATAGATATCCTTAAAACTGGAGAGATTCCTAAAGATATAGAGTACAGAAAAGAAGCAATAAAAGCATTAGCTAGTTTATTAAGAAATCCTGGTAGTATAAAAGAAGGTACTGATTTATATGATGGGGATAAATTCTCAATGAAAAGATTTTCAGGACCAAACGGTATAGCATTACAAGTAACAGCTCGTAAATTAAGAGGAGGAGGTTTTGAATATATACAAATAGATGGAGATGATGTTAAAGAATTTGCTAGAGCTGCAGTTCATGTTGCTCAAGAATTTCATGATATAGATAGACAGACTACTGTTAATGAAAACGTAAAGAAGTATAGATTAGGTGATATGTATTCTAATGACTTTGACTATTTAGGAATGTTAAAAGCAGGTTTAAAAGCCACTTTAGGCTCCTCAGTAGATAAGTTACAGAAGTTATATAACTCTTTCGAAGACGTAAATTATCACAGTGAAAATCAATACTTAGGAGCATTAATAGATGCTTTGCAATCAGGAGATAAAGATGAAGCTAAAAAACATTTATTAAAATTTAGAAGTGCTATTAAAGGAACTTTAAAGACTATGCAATAATATGAATAAAAAAGAATTAGAAAATATAGTATTACAAGCATATTCTGAAGTAATTAGAGAACAGGAAGAAGAAGGACCAGGTCCATATAAAGCTTCGGAACTACCTCAAAAGTTTAAGCAAAGTATAGAAAAGAGATACGGAAAAATTCATCCAAGAGATTTCTTTAGTAGAGATTTAGATACTTACTTTAAGTTTGATGGAGAAAATAAAACTACTGGTTCTATAAAACATACAATTGTAAAGTTACCTTCTTTTAGAAAATTATATTTTGATTATGATGAAATAATTGATGATATAAAAGATCTAATGAGAAATAAAGATGTTAGAACAGATAAAGCAGCTAGAGAACTATTTGAACTAATTAAAACTAACTTTAGAAAATTACAAAGATATTTAAGAACTGAAAGACCTGAACAGTACGATATTTTTAAAGCAACTAGATCATTAGAGGAAAATATAAATAAATTATTATTTGAAAATTTAAACGATCTAATGAAAGAGCAAGAACCAGAACCTGAAGAGGAACCTGATACAAGTGCTCCAAAAGATACAGTATTAGAAGATAGTACTGATATTATTTTAAATAAATTTCCTACAGTTAAATCAGCTATAACTAAACTACAGACCGAAGATTTCAAAGACTTTGTTGAATCAATAGATTGGGTTTCTCCTAGACCAAGTACTTTTAGAATTAATTTAAAAAATGGTCAAGAGTATATTTTAAAATGGTTAGGTGATGGTTTTGAAGCTCAAATAATGGGTAAAAGATATTATATAAATAAAATTAGCGATTATCAACAAGCTTTAGATAAGCTTACCTTACTGTATCAACAAGCACCTTTTAAACAAGGTGGAGAAGATGTAGAAGGAGCAGATGATGATTTCGGATCAGCTGATACAGGTGGAGGAGATTTTCCTGGAGCTGATGCAGGGACTGGAGCAGGTACAGATTTAGATGAACCCGGAGGAGAAGAAGGAGGAGCAGATTTAACTGATGAACCTATTGATTTTGAAGAACCAGCTGAAGAACCTGAAGCATAATGAGCGTAATAGATAAATTATATACTGAGTGGGCATGGAGAACTAAATCAGGAACTCCTGATATAAATGATCCTGAAGATAAGGCCGTCTTAGATTATTTAATAAAAGAGCTAACCGAGCAAGAAGACGATAATATAGAAGATCTTCAAAAAAACCTTATAAGCATAATTAACAACACATCTGACCCTTCAGTACTTAAACGAGTAATGAAGTATACCAAAAATGTAGGGTACGGTGATTCAATGAAAACTTATTTAGAATCAAAAAATTTAAGTAGAAAAGATATTCTTTATTTTCAATCACTACTTTCCGATATGGGTAAAACAGGTGAATTTGCAAAATTATCTTCTAACCCTCCAGTCTTTAATCCTTCAGGGGGTAATTATTATTCTCAAATACCTGGATTTACACCTGATGAGTTAAAATCTTTATATTCAGATATGAAAGATTCTATACAAGGTACTGTATCGATGGGACCTGGAGAAGCATTTTTATCAGTATTTTTTAAAAATATTTCTAAAGCTAAAGCTAAAGGTGATTTAAATATTGGTGGTAAAGAAGTAGAATTGAAATCTCGTACTGGCAATACCGGAGCATTAGTAGCTCCAACAGGTGTAGCAAGAGGTGATTGGACTAAGGGAGTTAAACCTAAAGTTGATAAATTCGTTGATAGTTTAAAGATTGATGATGAACAAAAAGAAACATTAAAAAATTATAATAAATCAGCTTGGCCTTATAAAATAGCAGATGTAGTAAAACAAGCATCTGGTATGGGAGTTGATGAAACTACTATTATTTCTGGAATAGATAAAGTTTTAGATAGTAGTTATGCACCTTTAAACTTTGATACTGCAAGTTATATTAATAACGGAGAGTTCAATGCTAAACAGTTTATATTAGATTTAGCTAAAAAGTTAGGAAGAGCATATTATAAAGAACATGGATTCGATGCATTTATGATATCTGATCCAAACGGTAATTTTAAATTTTACGAAAAGGATAGTTTTGTAGATGCTATTGGAGATGAAATTACAGTAGCTAACCCTTCAGATTTAGTACCTAGATTAAAAATATAAAATGAGTTATGTCGCAGAATATAAAAAAAATAATAGCACAGGAGTATATTAAATGTGCTAAACAACCTGCCTACTTTATGCGTAAGTACTGCTATATACAGCATCCTACGCGAGGTAGAATATTATTCAATTTGTATCCTTTCCAAGAAAAAGTTTTAAACCTTTATAAGGAAAATCAATATACTATTACTTTAAAGTCAAGACAGCTAGGTATATCGACTTTAGCTTCAGCATATTCGTTATGGTTGATGTTATTCCATAAAGATAAAAACGTACTAGCGTTAGCAACAACACAAGCAACAGCAAGAAACTTAGTAACTAAGGTCATTTTTATGTATGATCAACTTCCTAAATGGTTAAAACTTCCTGCTGTAGAAAAAAATAAATTATCACTAAGGCTTAGAAATGGTTCAAAAGTACAAGCTAAATCTTCTAATGCTGATG